GGGACCAACGTTGACTGGATTAGTTCCAACATCTCTCAAACTAATGCTTTTTATACCAACATCCGTTCCTCTACCGAGGGCACTCATAGTAATACTTTCTACAGTGGTGAATTTATTAAAAGGAAACTCTATACTTCTATTGTCTACAACCTTGTATAGCCTCATCTTTGGAATCAATGCAGAAAGTTGAGAATTAGTAAGACCTTCAAGACCATCAATTCCTTGCCCAGTGAGCATGTTTAGGGTTAAAGACGGCATTTTATTATCTTTTAATTGAATAAAATTTTTATATTGGACCGGAAAAGCAAGTCTTCCATCAACGACATTTTTAAAAATGTCTATAAAATCCCACATAAACGATTGTTCATCAAATGTGATTTCTTCTTTAGTAGCCATAGTATTCTAAAACCTTTTCAAGCGGTAAAGGTATTTGAATTCGATCCCCTATTTTTAATTGACCTTCTGTTGGGGTTTGATTAAACCAAGCAATAACCCACCACAGCTCTGGTCTTCCATTATAATATTTTGCAGCATATTTCCAATAACGGTCGCCTATTTTCCAAGTAACATTTATGACTTGAAGGTTTTGTATTTGTTTTGCAGTAGGGTATATCAGTTTACCAGTATTGAATTGTTTAATAAAGTTAACTTTTCTTTGATCAAAGAAACTATCATATTCATCACTGGTGTTAGGGAATATTCTTCTTGTAACATATCTTGATGTCATTTATTATTCTCCTGTTAACTTATTTCCTGCCGCTTCTTTTTGTTGATCGGTTTTTCCAGGCACGGAGCCTCCACCACCACCAAGAGAGCTTGCAACCTTTGAAGTTACTTGGTCTTTTAATGTTCCGCCTCCGTATGGAAAACGATCTTGAGTAAAAGAAGAGCCTTTACCAAACCAGGAGTCTGTTTTTTTCCATCCAACAACTTCTTGATGAATAACATTTAAATTAAAAGATATTTCAAATCCTTTAGGATAGATATTGTTTGTGCTTGCCAAGATAGTCTCACCTTCAAAAACACCCATATCTAATTTTGGAGTAAAAGTTATGTTATCTATCCACCCTAAAAGACCGCTATCTTCGGCAGACCCACCACCAAAATTTCCATCTCCGATCCAATTCATCATTCTTACTTTTACCAAAGGAGCGCCAGACATAACAACTGTTGGATCATTTCGATCATCTGTTCCAGCTCCTTCCATCATAGGATACATCATTTGTTCCATTAATGACATTTTTTCTAAATTTAATTGAGCTTCTTTTATTGATGCAGCCATAACACCAAAAGAAACATTAACAACACGTGTGGTTCTTTTATATGTTGCTATTGGATCCATTCTACCAAAAACCTCATTTGGATTCCATTGAGAAGTAAATATATCTTGAAAGCCAACCAAGGCAGCCTTAAACGCAACAGCAGCTCCAGATGGGACATGATACACTTCAATTATCTGTCCTCTATTATTTGCAAGATTATCTGATTCATCTCCATAAAAGAAGTTTTTTGTTAATTTTTTACCTGCGCTTAATCCCATTTATTTTAGCCTCCTGAAGTCGCTCGACCGAGTGGGTATGATGAGTTTAATGCATCCTTAACAAGCCTTACGGTTGTTTGCTTATCTCCCACATATGCTGTCATATTAATTACGGGGTTGAAAGATTTAATGATCCTATCTGCGATTTGATCGGCGATATCATTTACCGGGTTATTTTGGGCTTCTGAAGTAGAAGATGCAGTAGTTTTATTTTCTGTTGCCACAGGTGCGGGTGGAGATTTTGGAGCTGATACTCCTCTGCCGGTTGGGACTCCTTCACCCGTCTTCATTAAGTCTCTGGTAACAAGAGCACCTTGAATTCCGATTGATGCAGCTGTACCTATTCCAGGAAACAATCCTGTGACACCTGAAGCGAGTTCTAACCCTGCACCAACATAATCACCGTTCATGGCTCGATTTGCAGCAAAGCCAAGACTCAAGATCGCACCGACACCAGGGAGTGCTTTAAGAGCTGTTTTAGCAGCTTGTTTTCCTAAAACTTTAGAGGCTCCCTTTCCTATAGTGCCCTTCATTTTAGAAAGAACTCCCGGAGCACCTTTTGCAGCGGCTTCTGCACCTTCAACCGCAATTTTCTCTCCCATTATGATTGGAACAGTTTTTCCAGCAACTTTCATTGATCCAACAACTTTATTTGCATTAGCTGCTGCACCTGCTGCTGTGGTTGTTACAGATGCCGCCCCCTTTGCTACTGCTCCTGCCCCAGATGCCGCCCCTTTTGCTCCTGCGGTCGCTAAAGCACCAACGTTTACGCCTGCCGCAGATAATATACCTTTTACTGATGATGTTAAAAGTTTTCCAACTATTTTTTTAGATAGTATTGCACCACCAATCACTGCTGCACCTGTTGCAACGGTCAAGCCAATACCCGCAGTCAGCGTTGGCGAAACTCCAAAAGCATCGGCGACTTTCTTATTTAAATCTTTACCAAATTGGAGAAGCCGCCCGAAGTAATACTCAACCTTGTCTACGAATCCAGATTCATCAAGAAATTCAGAAATCGAATCAAGAAGGTCCGCAATTGGCTTTACAACCATGTTTTTCATACGACTCATGGCTCCTTCAAACTTTTCTTGAGCAGTTAATGCATCTTGCACTGCTTTTCCAAAATCTTCAGCGGTTCCCTGTTCTCCCTTTTTAATAAGAGCGTCTACCTCATCTCCAACATCTTTAAAACCTGCTTTAAGTGTTGCTGCATCCACACCGATAATACGAGACAGTGATAATAGTTCAAATTTACCAAGAGTCTCAACTGATTTTCCTTGTAGTGCCAGCTGTTCACGAATGACTCTAATTCTTTCTTCGTCTTTCATGTTTAATAAATCAACACTATTAAGTTGAGTTCCAAACATTGCATTTAATTGTGAAGTTTTTCTGGCTGCATCTTCAAATGTGTCAAATCCTTGACTGATTTGTAAAAGACTGCTCATTGATACGCCAGTTGCTTTGGAGGTGGCTTGGAGCCTTTTAAACTCTCTATTCATATCATCGCCATATATTGCAAGTCTTGGTGCAGCTTGTTGAAAAGATGTTAACATTTGACTTACAGGAATGGACATCGCTTTACCTGTTAATGTTAAATTTTCAATCATTTTGCTGGCTTCATCATCTGTTTTTCCAAAAACTGTTGCTAATTGCTCATAAGCTTTAGCACCTTCAACACCAGCATTAAATCCCTTTTCAAGAGCAATAACAGTTTTCGCTATCGATTCATCGGTTTTTTTCGTTGCTTTTTGAAATTGGGTTGTAGAGGTAATGAGCGTCCCCAACCCTTTTGCACTATCTTCAGTTGTAAGTGAAAACTTTCCAAGCCTTCTTTGTGTTTCTAAAACATTTTTTTCAAATTCTTTAGAAACAGCACCAGTTTTAGTGAGAGATTTTTGTAAAGCTTGTAATTTATGTGCTGAATCGACTAAAGATGCAGGATTGAGAGCACCTACGAAATCTAATTTTGTTATTGCGCCAACAGTTTTTTCAATACCTCTCATAATTTTGAGAGTTTTTTCAAGTTGTTTTTGCCTTTTCTGCCCTTCTTTGGTTTGGGCTTTTAGTTTTTTTAAGTTATCTGTAGAAAGTTTCAGTTGTTCTTTGAGGGCTTCTTTACGTGCGCCTGAAGCTGTTTTAATTTCTTTTTTTATATTCTCGTATGTTTCTAATTCTTTCTCTAATGCATTATACGCTTTTTCATATTCTTCATTTCTTTCTTTTAATAAATCAACTGATGTTTCTAATTCTTTGTTCACCTCTTTGGTGGCATCTTCATTATCACCTACAGTCTTATTTATTTTTTTTAATTCTGCGAGAACATCTTCTAATGTAGCCATAATATACTATCCGCTAAAATAAATAGTGTAGCGAACAAAAATACATTTTAGAGGATTCTACGTTGTTTTGAATTAGCTTTATTTTGCTCTTCAATGTGTTTTGATAGCCTTTCGACCCACCACTCTCGTAGTTTGTTTGGAAGGTTATAGGACTCCACAAAGCCCCAATTACCATGCTGTTTTAAAAAGAAGAGCTGCTCATAAACGCCCTTCATATACTTTTCATTCAGGCCAAAAAAAGTTGGCTGTGAATGGAACGCTGACCTCACTGACATTACCACAATTGGTGCAAACACATTCCTCATCAAGTTCCAATTCTGGATTTGACTTGGCATATTCCTTTTGCAAAAAGTGCATATCAGCAGCAGGCATCACGTCAACAAATTCATCAACCAACCCCCTATCTGTGTTTCCATTTAGAGACACAATAAAACTTTTATATTGATCTGTGATTGAGCTATCAGGCAAGCCCATCTTTTCTTTTTTCTTTGCTCTTTCTTCCAAGAATTTCTCATCTTTTGAGTTTAAAAGACGACACTCTACATTGACACTGGTTTTAGGAAGAGTGATGAAAAATGTTGAATTTTCTGAAACTTCTACGTGATCAATGTCTTTTGTTTCAGGCTCTGATAAATCAAAAGTGTGCTCATAAACATTGCCACACTCTGGGCAGCTTATATCAACTGGATAATCGCTTCCAAAAGTTCCAACTCTTGCAGCGATGATGATTGCGTTTTTATCAGCGAGCAAAAGCTCGTCAACATTAATTGACTTATCAATCAAGATATTTTGAAGCATCCTGTCAACAGCGAGACCCTTTGACAAAAGAGTCTTTGAAGAAAGGATATCCAATTCTTTGGCAGAGAGAAATCTAATTTCAACCTCTTCAATCCCATTAAGAGAATGATCGGGTGGATAAAATTTTCCCATTGATGGCAGTGCCACATGCTCTGTGGGTGCCACATAACCTAAAATTGATTGTAAGTTGTTTTGTTCGTTTTGTACCTGAACAGGCGGAGAAGAAATTTTCTTTACATTATTCCTTGACATTTATACCTCATATTGTTTTATTAGCTTGAAGCGGCTGGGATTGTCCCTTCGCCGTTAAGAACGTTAATAAAAGCGTTGTCGTATTGAATGGTAAGAGTTACATTAAGTAATTCTTCATTGTCATAAGACAATTCACCAAACTCTGCTCTCTGCAAGAAAGCATTGTTGAGAACCCATTCTTCAATAATTGTACCATCTGAATCGAGAGTTTTGATCTTTACTTTTCCAAGTGCAGCATTAACTGCTTTGTTTTTGGAAACAGTTCCAAGACCACCACCCGCAGCTGGATTTGAAGGAAGATTATATCCTGACTCTTCCAACATTTTCATGATCTCTTGAGTTGCATTTGCAGTAGGGTCAACAGTGTCAACAACGACAGCCGTGATTGGTTGCCAGATTGTTTTTCCTGGGTAGTAGAACTGATGATTTAGAAAATCATGCGATACTGAACCGACCTCGAATTGTGGCTTTCCAACGCTTTTTACCAAGAACTCACGAAGTCCATTGGTCGCTGTGCCTCCCGGCATACTTAAGATAAATTTATAACCTCTTTTTGGTTCTAATGTTGGGTCAGTCCAGAATGTCATTTTTTGTTGTCTCCTACTTTATTTAAATAGTTATGCCTCTATTTTAATCCTCAAAAGATGCGCCAGTGTTTGTGATAACAAAGTCCACTGCGATGAACTCAATTGCACGTGTTGGCTTCAAGAAAATTTTAGCGTACATAATATTGCGATCTACCAAGTCAGGAGTTGTTGTTGTCTCATCCAAGACAACTTTAAAGTCTTCCAAACCAAGTCTTGACTTAACGCTTTCCAAGAATGGAACAGCCTGACCTGTAAATCTATCCCAAGTAACTTGTGTGTTAGGGTCAAAGAGAAGATTGTTTGAAATTCTTGAAATTTCTTTTTTAACAAAAATCAAAAGTCTTCTAACATTAATTCTGTCAAGCGCACTTCTTGTTGTTTGAAGTGTTTTTTGACCAAACACAACCAATCCTTCACTTGGGAAAGAAGCAATTGGGTTGATGTTTGCTTCGTATAGTCTGTCTCTTTCTTTAGAAGAAAGTTTTTCGGTTACACCAACAACTGGCACACCTGCCGCACCAGCTGTCAATCCACCGCGATTGAAGCCTGCTGGAGCAAACCAAACCTCTGAAACTGCTTGTGAATAAGAAAGTGTTCCAATTGCTGCAACTGATGGAGGACAGAAGAATGTTGTACCTGTTTCAGCATCTCTGACTCTTGTCCACGGATAGTATGCAGCACCATAACTGTTATTAATTTGTCGTGCTCTGAACTCTCTTGCAGCTGTTGTTGCGTCACCTCTGTTAGTAGTATCATAATCATTGCCAGGTGCGCTTCTATCAGCCGCAGGAACAAAGCCATTTTGAATATCGATAATACCAAGAGCATCTCCGCGAGACTCACAGACATCAATCACTCTGTTTGTCAAGGAATTGTTTACAACACCAGGAACCGACAAGATGTTCATGTCTACGTTTTCTGGGTCTGCACAAGTATCAATAGCAATCCTTACTGTATTGTATGCATAACTTGTTGTTTGTGAAGAGCCAATTGAATTATCATTAAAAGGTTCTGCTTGTGTAATATCAATACCATCAAAACCACCATGCATTGGTATTGTGAACTGATTAAAGCCTGCGTCAATTGTGCTCTTGTAACCACTTGAGCCGCTTGCACTAATTGATACACCGCTTGCACGTGAGCCGGAAACATAATAAGCTTCATAATCATCTATAGTTCCACCTGTAGACGCTGTAAAGCGACTTACGTTATCGAGTGTAAAGATATATGAAAATTCTGTCGTGCTTCCACTTGCGGTTGTGGTTGGACCAAACTCTGTGTGACCAACTGCATCTGGAAGACCTCTCACAAGATCGACATATGTTTCATCAAATCTTTGATTTGAATTAACAGTTTCGACACCAAAGTAAGCATCGGTTGGCTCTGAAAGATTTCCTGTCTTTGTGTTTGCCCTTAATTTAGTTGCAGGGTATGTAAAGGATGCCGTTAGTGTTGATGGCATACCTCCGATAAAGTTAAGCCCACTTTGAGAGCCGTCAAGAGAACTAGACCCTAACGCCAGTGAAGATGGGTTCCCTGTACTTGCATCTGTTGCAGAAAGAAGTTCACCTCTGGCAGCTGTTGAACCAGAAATAGCCTTAAAACCAACTGGTCTAATTGGACCTTGGTAACCAAACGGAACAAGTGTTGGGTCATCTCCAAGCCCTGGAGCTTCTTCGATATAAATGTATTTTGAACTATTTTCATACTCTCCAAAATATCTCCAACGACGATCAGTATCAGACCATCTAGCATATTGATTACCAATTCTGGCAGCAACATAATTTGGAGAATCTGGACTTAAGTTTAGATTTGAGAAACTTTCTAAAACAACTGGTGCAACATCTTTATCTTTTGCACTTCTTACAACCAAGCTGAATGTTCCC